AAATGAATCCGGGCATACCATCCGCCATACGAGTCAGGAAGAACGCCACCGATTCACGGCGGGGGATCCAGTCGTTGGTGTTGGCAGGCTCCGTGGGGATACCGCATTCAAGCAGCTCTTGGAAGCAGGTTCTCTCGTCCGTCTGCGCACGGATAGAACCGGCAGGGTCGCCGGCAGAGAACCGCAGGAAACCGCCAAACTCGTTCATCAAGACTGGCTTGACGATGTCGTTGGCGAACTGACGGATACCCATGTCTTGCGACACAAGCTCCCTCAAAATAATTAACTGACCACGCGCCGTCATCTGAGCGATCACGCAGGCAGGGGTGAGACCAAAGTCCCAGCCAAGAATGATTGGAAGCCCACGGATGGGTTCAATCTTTTCTTTGGACACATGAACCTTGTCATTGAATTCTGGGTAGACAGGCTTGCCGTCTGAAGTCGTACCGTAGTTTCCAAGCAGGAAGACATTGATCCAGTCGTCTGTCTTTGCGCCTACTTGGTTGAGGTAGTACTGGTGACCACCCGGGAGGTTGTCGATGTTTTCCGCTTCCGGGTTTGGTTTGTACTCTTCGCCTTCTTTGTAGAGACCGCCGGCTTGACGCCAGAATCCCCATCCGTCTGGGGTGTCTTCTTCGGCAATTTTGTAGTACCAGTGGTCGTCGTCTGGGGGGTTTGTGTCAAGGATGACGCCACTCCAGCTAGGACCGCCTTTGATCTTGCTTGGGTATCGTCCGACCCGCTGCGTGACCATGTCAAAAATTTCTTTAGGAATCTCAGAAGCTTCATTGATCCACGCTCCAGTAAGTTCCAGAGAGCGGAGCTTGCCGGTCTCTGAAGGTTTATCAAGCGCCAAGAACAAAACTTCCAGTTCCATTGACGTCCCATCGCCGATGTCGTCAATGATCATCGTCGAAGTGATTGGGGTGTCCCAGCGAATTGGTGCGACATTCGAAGGAAACCATGTCTCCCACGTTTTGATGGTGGTCGACTTCAACTCAGGGTAGGTGTTACGAATCACAGCCCAGCGGCTGCGGCGCACACCGTCATACCAAGGCTCTTGTCGCAAGGCTCGTGAAACGATCTCAACACAGCAGGAGGAAGATTTGCCGGATCCAACAGGACCCATCAAGCCACGAACAAATCCATCATGAGCGTGGAACTTCGCAGCTTGAGCGCCCGGTGGGCTATAGCTGATAACTTCGTTTTGATCTGCTACTTCAGTCACCGGACTTCGGCACGTTGAGGTTGAAGGTAATGCCTTGCGCCCCTGTATCCAACTTCACATCAGATAGGTTAGGCAGCGACTTGTCGAGGAGAATCTTGGCGGCTTGAATCTGAGAAGGCGACAAGACCTTAGCGCCTGCGACATGCGCATGCAGTTCATTGATGTAGTACGCCGCCTGAATCTTCTTGCGGGTGTCTTCATCGTGACGGATCTTGTTCTTTCTCGCAGCCATTGCGATCTCTCTCTCCAAATAAAAAAACCAACCCAGAGGTTGGCTTGTGAATCACTCTGGGAAAGTATCCCAGCCTGTCTAGATTGTGACCACAGTGTTTGATTTTGTAAATCCACTGTACACACCACCCCTAGTGTTTCTGTGTACACATGCATAGGAACACAAGTGGAAGCTAATAGCGACGCAAGGAGCTATTGGCTTCCTATAACTCAAAGAAAAAAATTTAGAGAAGCCAAAAGATACCCCGGGGTGGGAGGGGTAATGGTCCACATGGGGTGAGATGTGCGTGTGCATAGGTAATACGTTGTTGCTTGACGCCCCCATAGTTGCATCCAAGGGGTCCTGTGGGTACACCAACACCCGACGGTACGCCTGTCAGTGTTTATGCCTCCAGCGTTTGTAGCGGAGTTAGACATAAACAATCCGTGAACCTTCCTTGTTTCAACTGGAGGGTCTGTTGCGTGTGCTTACTTTGTGCGTTCCCATGCTTACGCATGGTCGGGCTGTCGTGCTTCGCACTGAGCTTGCTACGCAATCTCATCCCTTCGGGCTTCCATCCCTAACGCTTTCTCATTAAGTGAGGCTTCAGGAGTGCGCCGGCGTCTGTGTTCCCTCATGTAATGAGGAACACAGCCCCCTCTAAGTGGTTGTTTTGTAAATACCTTTTGGAGCTAACTACCATGTGCAAATTCTGGAAAACCTTGTTTTTACTCGTCGATCTCGGTTGTGTAGCAATCGCTGCGATCTCGTTGTTCTCCTACGCATTCCAACTTAAGGATGCGTCTGGGTACTCAATGGATGGTCTTGTAACTGTGATCTGCGTTGTTGCTTCGATCTGCCTTGCTGTGATGAATCACTACAACAAGATTGAGAACATTCGTATGCATTCGAAGGGTTACTGATATGCGACTCATCTGGAGCGCAATCAGTCTTCTCCCTCTGCTTATCTATATCGCTCTCACACAGCTCGGCTCGAGGCTGGTGTAGCGGTCGTCGTTAATTTCTCCCCCTCGCTCTGCGAGGGAAGAAATTCCCTCCTCTTCATTCATGTGTATTTGCGTGTCTTAAACCCTGTTCAACGAAAGGAACTGCTATGAACATCTCTGTAGAACTCAAACCCGTCACTGTCGCACAACAAGCTTTGCTGGATAAGTTGGGTGTCACATCCAAACCTAAGACCCAGCAGGAGGCTTCGCGTCTCATCTATGTTGAGCAAGCGAAGCTTGCGAACCGTATGCCAACTGAGAAGCAGACCAAGAAGGTTGCTGCTTGCGGCAATGGCACAAGCTGGATTGGTCGTGACTTACCCGGAGTTCGCTTCCGTGAGGTCAGCTTCCAGATCGAATTGCTGGAGATTCTGGAGTCTCTAGACAAGGCTGAATCACAGGCTGCTGTGAACTCAGCCGCTGTTGCGATGATTGAGAAGGTGCGTCAGCGTCTGACCAAGCAACGCAAGAACACAAGCTTCGTAGACACCACAGTCACTCCCGAAGCTGCTGACGGTAGCGAACCAGCTCCGTTCTAACCACATACCTAGGTGTGCCAGCAGGTGCTGGTATGCCTAGGTTTCTGTTTTCTGTATTCCACTCACGACTCGTTATTTACTCGAAGGAAAAGCCATGATCAACCCTGCCTATCACCAGTTCCTCATAGATGAAAACAGATCTATGAGAGATTTGCTTCGCAAGCTTTATAAGGAACGCCAATGGATGGAGTGTGAACTCTTAGATCTCCGTTCTCTCCTACGGTTTCATGAACAGCAGGAAGCGCGGTCTCTTAAGGTTTCCGGCGTTTTAGCCCACCAATCTACGACAACTAACACCCATTAACAAGGAGATAAACATGGGACTGGATATGTACGCATACGCAATCGACGCTCGCATGCTGGAAGATGATGCCGAGACAGACTTCAATCCATACAAGGCAGCTCGTCGTGCTGTCGGGTTCCTCGATCTACCTGCCAAGGAGGTTGAGGAGATGTCAGATGCAGACCGCAAGGTCTACTGGGACAAGCTACGCAAGGCAGACATCGACGCTGAGAAGCAGGGCTGGATCAATACCAAGCTGTATTACTGGCGCAAGTTCAACGCTTTGCATGGCTGGATGCATGAGCTGTACATCAGCAAAGGCGGGACAGATCCCGACTTCAACTGCAACACGGTCAGGCTTGACCTCAGTGATCTCGAGGATCTGATGCAGACAGCTGAGAAAGGCAAGCTTAAACCTACCAACGGTTTCTTCTTCGGCGCTCAAGAGATTGAGCCGGAAGATCTGGAATCAATCTTCGACTTTGCTTACAAGGCAAAGGCTGAGATCGCCGCCGGCAGAGCCGTCTTCTACGACAGCTGGTGGTAAGCATGTGCGCCAAGGGAAACCTTGGCTTTCTGAATCAATCACTACTCATTATTTACACGAAGGAATACAAATGATCAAGTCAGAATCAAAGCGCAAGCAAATCAAAACAATCTTGCAGATGATCCGTGCAGCTGGCGGCACATACATCACCATCGACTTCGATGGATCAGGCGACTCAGGTTCTATCCATCACATTGACATAGCGCCACACAACATGGACTTCGCTGTTACCTACGACGAAGACAGTTCTACCTACAGCAATGGCGAGTGGATCAAGAAGAGCGAAGCCAAGACTCAGCCTGTCATGCAGGCGCTTGAACAGATCTGCTACGACATGCTCGAGGTTACCGGCATCGACTGGTACAACAACGATGGCGGGTTCGGTCAGCTGGAGATTGACCTGACCAAAGGCAGCGTGAAGCTCGAGGTTAACCAGCGTTACACCGAATACAGCACGGACACCTTCGACCTCAACGAAGACCTCGAGTTCACGGACTAAGCCATGCCTATCTACAGAGTTGAACTCCACCGCACAGAGTATCTGTCCGACTCGATAGATGTTGAGGCAGACGACGAAGAGTCGGCGCAAGACAAAGCATGGGATTTATCAGGTAACTGGAAGCGCGTCGACGCAGACGAATCTATTTATTCAGTAACGGAGATTGCACATGCATCCGCACCATCACTCAATGACAACAGTTAAACAGTGGGGTGGCAAGCCAGAAGACTATGCCGCCATTCATGATTGGTTCGACGCAACCAAAGAACAGTTTGCTGATGCGCGTCACCGTGCGCTTCGGCATCACAGCCAAGGCATCTTTGAATGCGAGCGCGTGTTCGGGCGCGTGATCATCAACTCAGATGGTCGCGAAGTTCCTGTCAGGTACATCGGTGAACAGCATGTTAAGGAAGACTGCGGCGGTCGCATCCCGACCGTGGCGGACTGGTTCAAGAACATCCGAATGGAAGCATGGATGAACCGAGGCTACAAGGTTGAGGCTCATGTCCAAGAGTAAGCACCTTGCTTGCGATGACTATGTCCTGTCGAAAGATGGGGCATGGTTCACCATCAGAGGATTTGCGGTGCGCGTCTA